ATAATTCGGATAAGCAACCAACACCCCAACACGTAACAATCTTACCATTAATATCTCTTTCAGAATGTTCAGCAGTTTGGTGATGATGTCCACACATCGCAGTTGCTTTTGCCTTCATATAAAGACCACGTGCTACATTTACAGATGGTATGAATTGCTTACCAAATTCGTGTCCGTGAAAAATGCTTAATGCACCAACATTCAATTTACTTTTTCCATCAATCCAAATAACTCTATTCTTATCACAATGCGTTAATGTCGGAAAATCAAATGCATCAATGTCAAATAACTCTGGTGCTTTAACTCGCATATATCTCCAGTAACGTTCTTCGTGATTACCTTCTTTGTAATAAATTGTTGCATTTGGAAATGCTTGACGTAACTCAAATAAAAACGTGCGCATCGCGTAAAGTTCTTCGCTGAATTTTCTTTTCTTTGGGTCTTTCACAAAATCAGAAATCATATGACAATCAAGAGCATCACCGTTCAAAATAATTGTATCACACTTTTCTTGAATACCAAAATCAATTGCAAGTGTTAATGCTTCGACATCGTGATAAGGTATATGAACATCAGATAACACAAGTATTTTAGAACCTTTTACGTCAATGTGTTGACGTTTCTTTGCGTATGATTTTGGAAGTTTGAATGGATTATACTCGCGTGGTTTGGTTTCCATCAATGATTTATCTGCTAAAGTTTTTCTATTGTTATTACCAGTTTTACCACGAATGTAACGAATAGCAGAACGTGCGTGTTCAATATTCAAATAAACTTCACTATGTTCTGCAAAAAGTTTTTTAGCAAGTGTAAGTGTTGGTGTGTTTGGATATTGCTCACACACTTTCTTCGCTATCAGATGCGTCTGTTTTTTTGACATTGTTTTTATTTGTAAATGCTTCAACAACGGTTGAACCTAACACCCCACCTGCAACAATTGACAAAGCATCAAACATAAATTGTGGTGCGATAAAACTTGTAAATGTACCAACGTATGTTAATGCAATTAAATTAATCACAATAAAAATAGCAGTAACTCTTTTACTGCTAACTTTTTGTGAATAACTAATTAAATTGTTAAACCATTCTTTCATAGATACTTCATAACTAATTGAACGATGAACCCACCTAACGTTCCCATTCCAATTGCAATACCAGTAAACTTTGCTAATTGTAATTTTTGTTTTTGAATGTAACGTTCGTGACGTTCAACTTTTTTAACAAGACCTTCTTGCATCATTTCATCGTCACCAATTAACGTGAGTAACACTCTATCAATTTTGCGATTAAGTAATTGAATTTCTTGATGGATTAAATGTGTTTCGTTTTCTTCTGTCATAACCATTCATTCAATAATGTGTAAGTGAAATATGTAACACCACTTTCTTCACACATAGAAATCAATTGTGCAAATTCTTTTGGATTGTTCAACACTTGACAACCTGCTGACCATTTTTCAACGAATGTACTAATTGCACTTGCATTTGCACGATGTATATTAATTCCAAAATTACCACGTTGAATAACTTGTGATTCTTCTGCGATTTCATTTCTATTTGCATCACGATACACTTCAACTGGTGCATACTGAACTAATGCTTTGTATTGACCTTTGTGCATTCCCAAAACGTAAGTGTTTTTATATTGTTTCGCAACTAACAACGCAGTACCTTTTGGATTCATCATATTCACTAACCAATGCCGACCTGCATTTGTTGTTGCGCTAAACCAGTACACTTCATTGTCTTTTACAACACCAACTAAATCATCAAATTTATTTGGAACATTAGCGCGTGAACGCACACCAACCAAATGAAATTTCATTGTGAAATCATATTGATATTTTGCAAATTCTTCTTTTAATTGATTAATTGTTGGTTTGACCATCGTGCAATTTTTTTATTTGTTTTTCTTTTTTAGCAATGTATTTTTTTAATTTAACTAAATACATTTGTTGCTTTTCAATATCTTTTTTTCTTCCCCTCGCCATATTGAATTATTGAAAGTAAGAATCTAACCAACCACGTTTGTATTGACCTTTGATGTATCTATCACTACCCATTGAAATTTCAAAATTGTTCGATGGGTAAACATCAGTATCTGAATACAATTGATTCTGCGTGTTCGTTGAATACTCTGGAAATAATGAAGTGTTGTTACACAAATAGTCAACCATTCTCGCAGTATAAAACATTGCTTTTTGTCTTGACTGGTCACGATAGTTTTGCAAATCGTCTTGCGTAATTGGTTGTGAATCTTCACTTGTGCGAACCACTAAACTACCGTTATCTGTTTTCATATACAAGTGTGGAAGCATCTCATACATAGCCCACCAACAAACGCATCTGCGAATCCAACTATCAAGTAAAATCAAATAGTTACCAGTTATTGTATTATTTGCAACATCTGTTTTTATCTTGTTGTATAAATCTGTTCCAAGATATTGTTGCAAGTGTTCGTCTTGCGCTATGTAGATAGCAGGATACATAAGTAAAGGGTCAACTGAACCATTTACCCACGTATATTTTTTGATGTAATTTTCATCTATTAAAAGAACTTCAGGTGTTAGTGCCATAATTGTTATGAGTATTTAAGTGAACCACGTGTTGGTGTGTCTATTGGTCTAATTGATTCAACTCCTTTTGATTTTAATGAATCAACATTATCTTTTACAACTGAATCATTTGCAAGACCTTTGTTTGGTAGGAATTGCCCACCTTTTCGTTTTCTAAAATATATTTTTCTGAAGAATTTATGATGACAAAAACAACCACCTTTCCAATCCCAAATTGAATAAGATGAAGAACCAGTAGGTGCAAATTGTGAATTCTCACCTTCCATTGCAATGATATCTTCGTATCTGTATACTGCACCTGCTTTTGATAATGCAACCATCTCGCGACAAAAATCACGTGTTACCATTTCACCATTTCGCCACGTTAAATTCTTTGAATAATAGTAACGGATTTTGTAAAGACCTTTGTCGGTTTCATCTGAACGTTCATTCGGATTTGCATATGAACGCAATGACATATATTCTTTTCTGAAAACTTCTTCGTTGTGTGGGTCTGTTACTTCTTCATCTGAAATACATTCCCATTCTTCTTCGTTAACATATTCAGCTTTATCAGCAAGGTGTGATAACCACGCGTGTGAATCTTCTTCGCTTATGTGAGCAGGAACACCATTAATTAATTGTGGTGCTTTCTTCTTCTTTACTTTTTTTTTTTGACTGCTTAATTTAGCAACTGCATCAGCACCACCACCAGTTGCAAACATTGACTTTGCAACTTCAACATCTAATTGTAAGAACTGAACTAAGAATACAATTGCTTGTTCTGTTGTTAAAATTCCTTCTTTAACTTTTGCAACAATATCTAATGCAGATGCTATTTGTGCACCGTTGTATGTTACATCTGATACTTTTGTTTCAACTGGAATATCAGTTGTTGTTGCAGGTGTATCAACTACAATTGTTTCCGTAGGCATTGCAGTTTCAACAATTTCAAAAGGTGAATTTTGTTCGATTTGAATATCACCTAAAATTGGTTCAAACACATCTGTGATTAATCGTTGATATGGTTGAATTACTTGATGATTAAAGATATCCAACGCAACAATCATTTCATCTTTATTACTTCCAAAACCACCACCTACATCACGAATACCAAATAACAATGGTGATGTGATTCTGTGACCAATCATAATTTGTTTTGCAGTTTCATCAGATAAGAATTCGTATTGCTTATCTGCATCTGATAATGGGAATGATTCGATTTGTGGCGCACGTGTTGGGTCTTCATTGAAAGTCATCAAGAATTTTCCTGCGTTACTTGCACCACTTAAACGTGCTTCCCATTCACGTCTGATTTGTTCGCGTTCTTCTTTCTGTGGTATACCATTTAAAAAGTTTATTATGAACGAAGGAAACAAACCATTCAAGATGTTGTTGACGTGATACAACCCCATTTGATAACTCAACTCAACATAATTCAATGAACCATAGTAATCTGGTTTTGCATAGTACATTGAACCTGCACACATCGAATGTTGATAGATAACTTGACGTGGAAAATCTTTTGAACTTGATGGGTCGAATAGTGGAATAAAAGTTGGCTTACCTTTTTTACTGCGCGTGTTTGCCCAATCGTATGAGTAATAAATACCAGTTACTTCTTCGCAATCTTTATCATAAGCTAATCTGCAATTCTCAAATGGTAAGTGATTGATTTGTGCAACACGTGTTCCATCTAATGACCAAATTATTTCAGCAACAAATTGACCTTGCAATTTCAAATCGAACGCAAGACCATTCAACGCATTGTCAAGAATGGTATTCGTTCCTTTACCACTAATCATAAACGCAATTGAATTAACAAGTGCGTTATGTATTGGTGAATTGTGATAAAGATTGATTAAGTATTGTGGATACAAATTGTTATCACCATAGTCAATGTAACCTGCGCGATTTTCTTTTTCAATTGCTTCGGTTGGTTGGTATTTGGCGAAGTTGAATTGTTGTACGTTACTCATTTGTTCCCGTGTATATGTAGTCAACTGGTATTGTTGGGTTGCTGATGTCATAGTAATTAACTGATTTCGTTAATTCAATTATTCCTTTTTCAACTAAACCAACAACAGATGCATCAGTTGGATTTGTATTTGAATTTGAATTTTGACCATAAACTTCATAACGATATCTACCTGCATTCACAAGTGATTCAGTTGTTAGTTCAATGGTTGTAATGCGTTCGTTTTCGTCTATAACTGCAACTACTTGACCAAGTGTTTCGCCAGTCATTTCATACGTTAATACTAACAAATAATCTGTGAATGTAGTTGCATAATAACTTCGACCTTCATTTAATGTCAAATACGTTGTTTGATTCGCAGTATCTGTTAATAGATAAATCATTTACTAATTATTTGTATTAAAGATACAATAAAAGGGGGTTTCCCCCCTATCATTGTTAAAAGTTTTTAGATAAGGTTTGCAGGGTCTTCTTGCAACTTGTAAGCACGATTTGGTGCTTCGTGTGTGAATGCTAATGTGTAACCATTCATATCACCAAGTGCAGTACCAGTACCAGCAGTTGATGTAGATAAATCTGCACCATTCTCGTAACCTACTGCCCACCAATTGTCATTTGCATCAAGAACGAAAACAATTACACGTGCTTTTGCAACATTTTGTAATTCTAATCTTTTTGCGCTTGACAATTTATGCAACATTACGTTAACGGTTTGTGTATAAAACACCGTTCCGTTATCACGATTGAAGTTAATTGTTTCTTCAAATGAACCAGTTTGGGTTGGTAATTCGTAAGTAAATAAATCATTCTGTGTCAAAGTACCTACAATCTCTTCAACAATTTGGTTTGCATCTAAACTGAAACCATTACTATTAACAAGTAATCTATCTACTAATACTATTTTTTTTATACCACCAACTCCATCTTTGCAGTCGAGTGTAAAACCGATTGATAATTCACAAGCCATTTTTTTTTATGTATTATTTGCAAGAAAGTGATGCATCGTTTTGATGCACCACAATCTTACAAGGGTTATTATTTAATTAGGCAGTGTATTGATAGAATGCGATTTCGTTACCGAATCCGTACTGAACACCTGCGAAGAATTTAGCACCGAAGCGAACGTTGTCAGACAAATCTTTGTCATACATATCCAACAATGCTACTTCATTCCAGTCAGAAAGCAAGTTAGTACCGAACCAAAGATTTGATGCTTGAGCCATCACCATAGTATCGTTAGACATACCTGGACATTCAACGATTTCGTACTGACCTAACCAAGTCATTACAACGGTTTCACCTTGATACAAATAAGAACCATTACCAAGACCAAGAATAGCATAACGGAATGCTTCAGCAACGTTTGAAGAAACATAGATGCGTGGCTTTTCAGTAGCACGTCTAACTTTCAACGGACAAGTATCAACTAATCTTTTTATTTCATCGATAACGTTTGTTTCATCAATTGCAACTGGTGTAGATACATCAAGAACAGAAGCATCAGCCAAGAACAAAGTTTCGAATCCATCATATTGACCTGCAGTTGCGTTAACTCCAGTCCAAATAAGAACTTCGTTACGAGCAGCAATACCAGCCATCATATTAGCTATGATAGCATCAGCAAGTGATGCGTGAAGTTGTCCGTTCTGTTCACTCTTTGCTTCCCAGTCAACCAAGAAATCTTTTTTGCAAAGTTGTCTGTGAACTTGAAACTTCTCAAGTGTTAAAACTCTTTCAGTTAATGTAACCGTTCCAGTTGGAGTGAAGTCACAAGTTGCGTTTGCAAAAGTGATGTCATCAACTAATTTGCGAACAACTTGCTTGTACTCTACATTTTCTTTAACGGTGATGTACTGCAATGTTTCGTTGCTTAAAAAAGCAGAACGAATGTAACCTGCTGCTTCTTTACCAGCATAGGTTGATGTAAGTGAAGTGGTTGTAGCCATTTTTTATTTTTCTTTTTTTGTGTTATTTATGTTTACTTAAATTGTAAGCGAAACGTTCTTCGTAAGTCATTTTCTTAAATGATTTCGTAGGTGCTTCAACTTGTTTTGGTGCTTTTTTGAATTCAGTTTTAACTGATTCAATAGCAGGTTGTGCAGATAGTTTTGTTACTTGCGCTGACAAGTTTTCTTTTTCTGCTTTTAATGTTGCGATTTCTTTTTCAAGATTTGCAACAACATTTAGGATAGCTTCGAATTCAGCATTCATTTCAGTTGACTGCTCAACAACTTCTGTTGCTTCTGCTTCAACTTCAACTTCAACTTTTGGTTCTTCTTCCATTGGTTTGATTTCTGCAATCACACCTTCGGAAACAACGATTAACGAACCATCAGCAAGTTTGTATTCGCCATCAACTAAAGGTGCATCGTTACCTTCTGCATCTTTAATCATTACACGAACTCCAACTGCCCACGCATCGCTATCTGTGTAGATAGAAGAACCATCTTCTAAGATTCCTTCAGTCATTTGCTTTACTTCAACAACTTCTTCTGATACAGATAAGCTGATGTTGTACTTTGCAAACAACTCTTGTACTTTTTCTTTTAGGTTCATAATGTGTTTATATATTAATTCAAAAAGCAAATAGAAATACACGTACATTTGTTTCATAATTCACATCTTTTGTTGTGTTTTGTTTTCCAAATGTTTTTTATTTGATTGAAGAAAGGTGCTAAACGTAGCACCTTTTTTTATTATACAAAATTTGCATCAATGCGTTTCAAAACTTCCAACTCACTTTGTTCTAAACCATATTTTTTAAACGCAATTTTTGTTTCTTCATCGCAGATTTTATGAATAGCATTAATGAAGTTGTGTACATCTTCACCATACAATTCCAATTTAATGTATGCACCACCTTCAATGTTCATTTATTTGGATTGTATGCCCAGTTCATAAGTGATATTGTACGTTTACTTCCACATTCATTACCTTCGCTATCTGTTAACGAATCACCTGCGCTATTCTCACGCATACGATTAACAAACGCAATTGTCTTACCTGCCCATTCAAAATGTTTTTCAGTCCATTCAGATTTTGGTGTAGATAGCAATTCTAAATTTCTTTCAATTGGTGAACGGTCTAAAGATGCAAGTGTTGAACATTCAGATTTTGCCCATTCATTCAATT